AGTTGAGATAAAATACTATCTTTGTGATGTCTATTGATGATGCCTGTTCTTGGCATCCTTTCTGATAGGTTTTTGTTTTGTTACAGAAAGAGGGGTGCATTCGCATCCCTTTTTTTTATGCTTGACACATTCTAAATAAATTATATTATACTGTGTATGGAGTTGAAAATTAAAATACCCAAGAATTGGGATAGTATTACAGTAGGTAGGTTTGCAGAGCTTTACCCGGTGTTAACATCAGATGGCAAGTTAGTTGAGAGAGTACCTGCATTGATTTCGGTATTGTCGGGAATCCCATTGGATGACATTAAGAAAATCAGCATCGGAGACTACAAGAGGATTGCAAAGCACTTGGAGTTCTTAAATGAATTTAATGGATTGAGAGAGATGCCCGATACATTTAAAATAGATGGGCAGAGGTATCACATCAATACCAACATCAATAAGATGACAGGGGCGCAGTACATGGACTTGATGCATTTTTTAAAGGAGTGTAATAACAATAATTTCCTCATCATTCAGAATCTACACAAGATACTCTCTTGTGTGATCGTACCCGATGAGCGCAAGGCATTCGGTTGGAAGAAAGGCAAGTACAACGGAGAGAGGCATCAAGAGATAAGCGAGGCAATACGGGACAAGATGAGCATTAAATATGCCTATCCTATTGCGCTTTTTTTTTGGACAATCTCTCACGAATTAATAGCAACTATGAAAGACTATGGCAACAACCAACTCGCCAAAGCGCAGGAAATACTAAAGCAGGTGGAGGAGGACTTGAGGCATGGGGATGGTATGTAACATTGGACAACCTATCGAATGGCTGCCCGGAGAAATGGGAATACTATTACGATATGAAGCTCATCGAGTTTCTCAATCTGTTGCTTTACTACAAGGACAAGGAGGAGTATTACGAGAAGTTGAGGCAGTTAAACGAATTCAAAGCGAGGCGATAGATGGCAGAGAATAAGTATCCATTAACAACCGATAGACTACAAACGTGGTTAAATGTCCGTATCCGCAGAATGCAAAGGAACTTAGCTGCTGATAGGAGTAACAACTCCGGGACATTGCGTCAATCATTGGGTAAGAATTACGACAAGAGCATTACTCAAAAGGGAGGGTTTATAATTGGCACAATACAGGCGGAGGATTATTGGTACTATGTTGATGCAGGGGTGCGAGGTGTAGGAGGCAAGAGTGATATTACAGGCAAGGCAATGCCTAACCAAAATAACACATCAGATGCAAGGTATAAATCTAAAAAGCCGCCATTGTTTTGGAATAAAGATAAGGTACCAAGAGGCCCGATTGGAGATTGGGTAAGGACTAAATTAAAAGCAGGAGGCAATGATTACTTTTCTGCTTTGAATATTAGAGAAGGGATATACAGAAAGGGTATCAAGGGCAACAAGTTTGCCTCCTCTGTTTTGACCGATAAAGATTTAAAAGAATTATATGAATCCTTAGCCGAGAAGTTGGCAGAGGATGTTGCAAACCAAATGTTTGAATAATGGCAATAACGATAGTAAATACTCCTGCGGATTACGTACCTGTAAACAATAACGTAATATGGACAGGCACAAGCACCAACGTAGCTCAACCTCAATTTAAATACTTGGTTGATATTGTGATTGGAGCGACAACTGTTTACAGATACAAGATCAAAGCAGAGCCGGGAGGAGTTGGCTTATTGGTTGTTGATGTATCACGTACATTGCGCAACTACCTATCTCAAGACCTGTACCCATTGACCGATACAAATGGAATCCGGAGAGCATCTAATAGTTACCTTGAGTATGATATACAGATTGGCGAGGAGTATGAGGTTGCAGGAACATTAACGCAATTCCCTAACCTAAGCAATGCAACTCACTATGTATTTAATGCTGCCTTATCCTACGTTGATTTTGTTGACTACCTGCCGAGTACCTATCTCGATACTAAATTCTTAACCAATGCGCCAAGATTACAAAATACATTCCTTGAGGGTTGGGGTGCATTACATCTGATGTTGGACACAGGAACAACATTAACAGACCTAACTATTGCAACGTATCTCAACGGCATTATCCAAAATGTTTACAACGTACCCAATACATCAAGCTCACAAATATTTATGTTAGCAGCAGGAGTTGATGCCATCAATGCAATTGATCCTGCGAGGTTTTCAATCCCTCCGGTTCAGCCGATCATTAACAATACAATTGACGAGTATAGAGTAACGGCAAACACATCGGCAGGAGGAGCGGAAACATTCACATTCAAGATAAAAGAAACTTGTTACGACAATGTTAGGGTGCATTGGCTTAATCGTTTAGGAGCTTATGATTGGTTTGATTTTGAACTATCGGCAAAAGATAGCTACTCGGTACAACGGCAAACTATGAAACAGATACCCGATGTTGTTTCTGCTTTGGGTGCAGTAACCTATTCAAAACAGGATAGGCAAACGTTGGATTATTGGGTAAAGGAGAAACGCACAACTGCGCTCACATCCAATTGGATAAGCGGAGAGCAATCCGAATGGTTGAAAGATATGTTGAGCAGTCAAGATATATACCTTGAAATCGGAGGAGAGCTGATAGCGGTTAACATTGATACAACCAATTACGATGTGAAGTATGAGGATAGAGATGAACTCTTTTTACTTGAGGTATCCTTTACTTATGCAATTGATTCTGACAGACAACAATTCTAATGGATAGACAGGAGTTATATATCGACAATCAATTAGTTGAGCTGACGCAGGATGTTGCGGTTGCTTTAAACTTTGCCATCTCGGATATTGCAGAGCCGGAGAAAGTGAAAGCGGATTATTCCAAGACTATAAAGCTGCCGGGCAGCGAAACGATCAACAAGATATTTAGCCATATCTACAATGTCAATATTGACCTTGAGCATTCCTCTGCTACGTTTAATCCGAATATCCGGGTTGAGGCAAGGTATTCTATTAACTCGGTTGAGTTGATTGATGGATTTATTCAGCTAAAGAAAATCAATATCAAGGATGGTTGCATTACTTATGATGTAAACCTGTTCGGCAGAAACGCAAACCTGTTCAATGACATTGGAGAGAAGTTAATGACCGAGTTAGACATTAGCGAGTTCGACCACGATTGGACATTACAGAACGAGGAGGACAGTTGGGCAACACAGATAATACAAGGCGGTGTGCCTGTTCCCTTTGCATTGGGCAATGGTTACGTTTATCCAATGATAGATTACGGATACGATGAGACAGAGGATGAATGGAGTGTTGAGAATTTCCTACCTGCCGTATATGCCAAAACGTATATGGATAAAATCTTTGAGGATGCAGGGTACTCGTATAACTCCACATTCTTAAACTCAACGTATTTCAAGAGTTTGATTATCCCGGCAAGTAGGAATCTAAAACTCACAAGCCAACAGATTGAGGACAGGAAGTGTATCATTAATACTGCCCTGCTGCAAACAGTCAATACCAATAATCACGGCACATTTATAAGCGGTGGTAATTATACAATCAGTTTTGATAACGCAGTACAGGATAATCTTGGTCAATCGGGCATTCCTCCTGCATCAACTACAATAACTATAAGCCAAAGCGGAATATACAATCTAATCGGAGAGGCGAATTACAATGCCGTATTTGATTCGTCTGCTGCTGCTCCCGGTATATCTGTAAATTCATTGGTTTATATGAGAACAAATTTGCAGCTCGTTGTTAACGGAGTAGTTAAAAACATTAGGCAATTAGACATAAGCGCAACCAATCCATTCACAAATACATATACTACTGCAATCAATCCAACTCCTCCGGATGCTAATTATACTCCCGGCATATTCAATCCTGCCTCTGTCAGTATTGTAAATCGCAATAGTATATTTTTAAATGCAGGGGATGTTGTTACACTACAGGTTCAATATATACTACTTATAACAGGAGGCGCAATTGTATCTCCTCCTTATGGTTTATTTGACTTATTTGAGGATGCAGGTACACCGGGAACATACTACACAGGGCAGGTTGATTTGAATATCAGAGCAGCAGACTTGAGAGTTATCCCGGTTGGCTCTAACTTGGTTGAGGGCAATAGTATTGATATGAATGGGATGATTCCCGAAAAGATAAAGCAGAAGGAGTTTCTCAAAGGGATTATCAATATGCACAACTTGTATATCCAACCGGATAGAGAGAATCCTAAACTGTTGGACATTGAGCCAAGAGATGACTTTTATACAACAGATACAGTTGATTGGAGCAGCAAGTTGGATACAAGCAATGAGATACTAATTGAGCCATTGGGCGCATTGAAATTTAGAGATTTCGAGTTTTCGTACAAGTCAGATAAAGACTATTACAACGAGCTTTATGAGGATACTTGGGAGGAGGTTTACGGATACAGGAGGGTAATACTTGACAATGAATTTTTAAGAGGCACAAAGAAGATTGAGGTAATCTTTTCGCCTACTCCGATTATTGGGGATTTAGACCACGACAGGATATACCCGGAGATATTCAAAACAGACAATGCCAATAATAAAGTGCAGATGGATATGAACATACGTATCCTGTACTATGGAGGATTGAAATCAACTAATAACAGTTGGTTGCATACAAGCACAATAGTTGCTGATGTTACTCGTACAGATTATCCTTATGCCGGGCATTTAGATGACCCATATAATCCAACTCTTGACCTTAATTTTGGATTGACAAAAGAGGTATTTTATAGCGGTAACTTTGCAACGGTTAACGGCACAATTGCAGGATTGGTAAACAAGTATTACTACAATTACATCCGGGAGATAAGCAACGAGAATAGTAAGATAGTAACTGCCTATTTTAATCTCAATGCGCAGGACATCAATGAGCTGACATTTAAAAAACAATACTTTTTTAACAACTCTTACTACCGATTGCAACAGGTAATTGATTACTCTCCATTGCAACGGCAATTAACCAAGTGCGTATTTATCAAATTAGCGGAGATTGTTCCATTTGTAGATGCTCCTTTTATTATCAATGGCGGTAGCGGTTCGGTAACAGGGGGAGTTGATAATGAGCCATTGCCATCATTTGACCAACCATTTAAAGATAATAACACAAGATGAGCAGGAGGATTAAGGTATTAGGAAAGGATAATTTTATTGATTCATCAGCAGACCGAGTATTGGTAATAGGCAACAATAATCAAGTATTTGGCAAGGTTGAGAATGTTGTAATCGTTGGCGATAATCAGACAGTTGAGGAGAGCAATGTTGTAGTAATAGATGGCGATGTAAAGCGGTTTAATTATAGCGGTGCAGGAAACAGATTGATTTGGACAGATGCAGCAAACAACAACACAGATGCAAATACAACGTATTACCTTGCCGACACATCAACCAATAACATCACATTTATTCTCTCTGCCAACCAAGCGGATTATTATCCGGGCATGGAGTTTAATTTTAAAAAGTTAGCATCTCCAAATAAGGTATTTATTAATGCAGGAGCAAGCACAATTGATGGCAGCTCTCTTGTTCAAATAAATTCACATTATACAAATTTGACCATCGTATATGATGGCTTTAATTACCACATAGTATGACCTATATAGTTGATCCAAGAGTATTATTATCCGATGCCGTTGCGCAATCGGAGGAGGTTATTGGAATCCGTAACTTATCCAATTTCGTTATTGATGTTAACAGAGGTAAGGTAACAGATTTCAGTTATGACCACGTTGTCGGCAGATGCGCTGATATAGGGAATCAATGGGAGCAAGTAAGACCAAATTGCGGAACGTCTTATACTTGGATGACAACTGCCTCAATCCTTGACATTACAAGCTCAAGCAATCAAGACAGAGCAGCAGGAACAGGGGCGCACAAAATTAGGGTTGTAGGATTGGATGCGAATTGGGATAAGATTGTGGAGGATGTTACTTTAAATGGAGTGAGTACAGTACAGACAACCAATTCATTCATTAGAATCCTAAGAGCATTTGTAATCGAATCGGGAGCGTATCAAGGAATCGGAGCAGGTACAAATGTAGGAGACATCACATTCGATTCACAGACGCAAGGCGAACAAGCATTTCTGTCAGCCGGGAAAGGAAAGACAACATCAAGCCAATGGGCAATACCAAGAGGATTTGAAGGATATCTGACAAGAGTTGCGGTACAAGCTCCCGGAACAAGACCTGTTGATTTTAATCTGTTTGTTCGAAACAATGCAAATGATGTCACTTCACCTTATGGTGGTGCAAGGGTGGTGACTTCCTATGATGAGGTAGGCGGTAGATATGAAGAAGTGCTTTTGTCATACAGAAAGTTTGCACAGTATTCTGACATTTGGGCTGAAGCAAAAACATCACAAGGGACAAGCATAGTAAACACAACATTTGACATAATCACAGTTCCAATAGTTTAAAGTATGGCAGTAGAGGAAAACATAGTTATTAAGGTTGCCGTTGATACGGCAGAATCGCAAAATACATTACAAGGATTAGAGGACTCCATTGATGAATTAAAGAAGTTACGTGATGGCGAACAAATAGGGAGCAAGGCATTCAATGACCTATCTGCATCTATCCAAAAGACAGAGGCAAGGATTAAGGATGTGGAGTTACAATTTGAAAGTTTAGACTTTGAGCAGAAACTAACTGCCGGGACTGATGCCGTTAATACGTTGGCAGGAGGGTTCATGGTTGCGGAGGGCGCAGCCAATTTAATGGGTATTCAATCGGAGAGCTTAGAAAGGTCGTTACAAAAGATGGCAGCAGCGATGTCCTTAACTATGGGATTACGGGACATGGCTAATGGTATAATTGCATTGCGAAAATTAGGAGGAGCAGCAGGATTAGCAAAGAAAGGAATTGACGCATTAAACGCAGCCATGAAAGCCAATCCTTGGGGTGCATTATTGGCTGCGGTTGTTGCCGTTGCTGCTGCGGTTGCGGTCTTTGTAATTAACTCCCGTAATGCTGCAAAAGCGTTGGATGTGCAGTTGCAAAAATCACTGTTACTAAATGAGGCGAGAGTACAAGCAGCCAAAGCAATTGCGCAGGAAAAACAGAATTTAGATTCATTGGTTAAAGCTGCCAAAGATGAAACATTAAGTAAAGAGGCAAGGCAGGAGGCAATCAAGCAAATCAATGAAATTAGTCCCGAATATTTAGGCAACATTACCTTAGAAACAATCAACTCAGAGGATGCTACAATTGCCATTAATAAGTACACCAATGCCATTGAGCGCAAAGCAAGAGCGCAGGCATTTGCCGGAAAGATGGCAGAGATTGAAGCGCAGATATTAGAAAAGGAATTGATGTCTAATGATGAACTTGCAAAGTCAAGAACAGGGTTGCTTGATGTGACAAAGAATAGTATCACATTTATTAAAAGCAAATTAAGTGCTGATGAGGAGAGCTTGACGATGAAAGAGACGCTCATTAAGCTCGGAAAGGAAGATGCTCAAAATGAGATTGCAGGGTTACAGGTTAGGAAACAAGCTCTAAAGGAATTGATGGAATCCGAGCAAGAGGCACTATTACAGGATGAGGCATTTGTAAGGGTAAGAGGGAAGCAGATTGAAGCGACCAAGACATTGACAGATGCACAAAAATCTCTTCGGGAGGAGATGGAAAAAGAGGCAGAGGCATTAAAGAAGATTGAGAATGCTAAAACTGCCTCCATTAATCAGATGCTTGGTATAAGCAATGAGGCATACCAAAAAGAGATTACCAACCTTAGAGAATTAAACGAGGCATTACAAAGGGAATCAGAGATACGGGGAGAAAGTTTGCGCTCTGTTGTAGGTGTACAAAAGGAGGCAACGGATGAGGTTAAGGAGGTATGGATGACTGCTTGGTCAGAGATGGCACAAATGGATATTGAAAACCGAGAGGCAGAGAAAGCAAGGATTGAGGAGGGTTGGAATAGCAGACTTGACAAAGCGCAACAGGGTATAGAGTTTTTAGGATTAATCAACCAAGCATTTATAAAGGATGAGGAGAAACGAGAGAAGATACGCAAGGCATTAGCGGTTGCGCAAATTGCCGTTGATACTGCAAGAGGTATATCAGCAGCCGTAGCAGCCGGAGCAGGTGTGCCATTTCCTGCTAACATCCCTGCAATCATTTCGGGAGTGAGTGCGGTATTGGCAGGAATCATTCAAGCTAAATCAGTTCTTGGAAGTTCTGATGCTACTCCATCGGTTGATAGTGCAATAAGTGGAGCAAGTGCAGGAGGTGGAGGAGTGCCATTGAACAACATCTCAAATACTGCATCATTGGTTGACCAACAACAACAGGAGATTACTACGCAGGTAGTTGTATTGGAGAGCGATATTACAACAACGCAGGAGAACGTAACTGCCGTATCGGAGCTTTCCTCTTTTTAAAATTGACAACATTAAACAACTTTACATTTTAAACTATGGAGAAACTATTTGAACTAATTATCGACGAGGAGGATGAAAGCGGTGTATCAATGATTGCATTGGTTGACCTACCTGCCATTGAGCGAGACTTTCAAATGTTCAATGCAGAGTTCCAAGAATCTTACGATGACTATCCCGAATCAGCATCCAACAACGCAGCCAAAGCATTGAGATGGATTGACGAGTATGAGGATGAAATTAACTGCAATTATACGAGGGTAGGTCTTGCAAGAGCAAGGCAACTCAAAAACGGAGAGGCTTTATCTTGGGATACCATTGGCAGGATGGCATCATTTAACAGACACAGAGATAATGCGGAGGTCAATGCAGAGTATAAGGATACACCTTGGAAAGATTGCGGATATTTAGCGTGGTTACTTTGGGGAGGTACATCCGGGATTAATTGGGCATTGAATAAAATGGAGCAGAGAAACAATGCGCAGTTTAACAAACTTACATTCAAGGTAGCGGATGAAGATAAGCGCATTGCATCGGGTTATGCTATGGTTGCAGACTTGCCGATTTACAGATACGATGAGCAGGTTGGAGACCATTACGTTGTATTTCGTAAACCAACCATTGAGAAGATAGTCAACAAGTTTATGCGACAAGGATTAAACTCGGAAATCAATCTAATGCACAATAGCCCGGTCAAGGATGTTTATGTGTTTGAATCGTTGCTGATTGACAAAGACAGAGGGGTTACTGCTCCCGATGGTTTCCAAGATGCTCCCGATGGTTCATGGTTCGTATCCATGAGGGTTGATAACGACAAGGTGTGGAATGAAATAAAAGAGGGCAAGTACAAAGGATTTAGCGTAGAGGGAATGTTTGCCAAAGAGGAGGCAATACCAACAGATGAGCAGATCATTGATGCAGCCATTGACGCAATCAACGGATAAAATTTGACACATAATAATTTACTTACATTATAAACTAAACAATCTCGAAAAATGAACATTAGAGAAAACTTAAAAAACAACATTGATGCCTTGAGAAAGTTGGCATTTAATGAAGTGGTTGAGGAGGTTGCAGAGCCAACGGCAGAGGCAACTGAGGAGACAATCGAAACATCAACAGAGGAAACAACCGAAATTGAAAAGGAAAATTTTGTTGATGCACAACTTGCTGATGGTACTATTGTAAACATTGAACCCGACATCGAATTAGGCGCAAGTGTTGCCGTTGTAACAGAGGATGGAATTATACCTGCTCCCGATGCAGAGCATGAATTGGCAAGTGGAGAAAAGATAGTTACTGTCGGAGGCGTTATCACAGAGATAATCCCATCAGAGGAGGAAGTTGCAGAGGAAGAGGCAGCAGAGGAAATTGAGGAGGAGATGAGCGATGAGGTAGTTGCTCAAGAGCCAACTCCAAAAACTGTTATTGAAAGAACAGAAGTAGAGAGAAAATTTGCAGAGCTTGAAGAGAAACTTGCAGAGGCATTGAAGTCAAATGAGGAGTTTAAATCTCAAGTAGTTAAGACATTGGAGGAGTTGAGCAAAGAACCAAGCGCAACACCAACAATTAAAAGAAAATCGGATGCGTTCAAAAGAACAGAGCCATCCTTTCAAGATAAATTAAACATAATTAAAAAACTAAAAAAGTAAAAAGATGGCATTTGATGTATCAGCTTTAGTAGATTACGTTGACCAAACATCAACGGATTTATTATTACCTGCGGTAAGTGCAGGAAAAACTGCCTCACTTGTTAATATACAGGTAGGCATCAAGAGTAGTGCAGCACTACAATTATTCGATTCAAGCGTTGTTTTCCAAGACGACGATTGCGCATTCGCTTCATCCGGCACAACTACATTTTCCCAAAGGAATTTAGCAGTTGAGGCAATCAAGGTACAAGAGGCATTGTGCCCAAAAGACCTTGAGGCAAAATGGACACAGATTCTATTGAGAGCAGGATCAAACTATGACGAGTCTGACATTCCTGCTGCATACATGGACATAAAGATGCAGAGACTACAGGATTCTCTTGAACTTGCTGATTGGCAAGGAGAGGATGGAGTTGGTGCAGGTAACTTAGGTTTCTATGACGGATTCATTACAGTTATCGACGCTGCTGCTGCATCTGTTGATGGTAACGTTGGTGGTGTAACTGTTGCAACAGGAATCACTTCAACTAATGCTCTTGACATTGTACAAGGTATTTACTCTGTTATTCCTACAAGCGTATTGAACGCAGATGACTTGGTTTGCTTTATGGGATGGGATTCTTTCCGTAACTTGGTAATCAACATCACAGATTCTAATTTCTTCCACTATGCAACCGATGAGGCGACTGCAAACGGAGAGCTAATGTTACCGGGTACAGGATTGAAGATAGTAGCGGTAAATGGTTTGACAGGTACAAACAGAATCTTCGCAGGTAGAGCATCTAACTTCTACATTGGAATGGATGCAATGGGAGATGATGAGATGGAAATGTGGTATAGCCAAGACGACCGCAACGTGAAGTCAAGCATTTCATTTAAGCGAGGTACACAAGTTGCATACCCTGCCGAGTTGGTAGAGTTTACTCTTGTCTAATTAACTGATTTATAAACTGCAAAGGGAGGGTATATAAACTCTCCCAATGCTTAAAACACTAATAATCAATGAGCTGTGCACTAACATCAGGGGTAACTCGCTATAATTGTGAGGCGCCTGCCGGAGGAATATCCGAAGCATATCTCCTCGCTTTTGAGGAGTTAACATCCATCACAGTAACCAACTGCGAGGTAACTGCAATAACAACAAGCGGTGCGCCATCTACTTGGTACAGATATGAACTGAACGAAGAAGTTGGTTTGTTGGAAACAACAGAAACTAAATCAGTTCAAAACAACTCGCTTTTTTATGATGCTAACTTGTCGTTTACTGTAACGAAAATGGAGGCATCTAAATGCAATGAATTAAACCTATTAGCGATTCAAAGAATCGTTGCCATTATTAAAACAGTAGAGGGTAAATACTTTCTATTAGGCGATGAAAGAGGAGCGCATAAAACAGGTGGAACAAATAACAGTTCAACCGGGACTGCGTTTGGAGACCTTAACGGATACTCCATAAACCTAATGGCAAAGCAGACACACGATGTTTACGAAGTGGATGCAGCCGTTATCGCAGGTCTTACAATAGCAGTATAATACATTCATTCATACAAGATAAGAGGGGGTTGCTTTATGCAATCCCTTTTTTATTTTGACACATTTCGAAAGTTTTATATTATAAGATATGAAGATTAAAAAGCAATTGATTGGCAGCTACATTCAGCACAAGGGAATGAGGTTCTTAATTGAGGACTCTGCCAAGTTTAAGAAGATAGCAAAGGCATACGGATTCGACGTATTTGAGAAAGCAACCAAAAAGAAAAAAGCTGACAAGATAGAGGATGTTAGTACTGACGAAGAATAGTAGTAATACAATCCGGGTATCATTGGCAGAGTTATCAACTTTGTCTAATCCTGTTTACTTGATAGAGTTTATCTCTGATACATCTCTAATCAGTACGACCTGCATTGCTCCCGATACAAGCTCTTATCCTGCAAGGTATAATGAATTTACGATCACAGAGCAAACATCTCCCGATGGATTATTAGCGCAGATATTACTTGAACCTGTTGGGTTCTTTACATACAATATCTACGAGCAGACAAGCGCAACCAATCTTGCTCCCAATGCTCCCGGTACTGTGTTGCTTGAAACAGGCAAGGCAAGAGTATTGATTGACGGAGATAGGCAAAGTACTGCATTTAGTTACTATCAAAATCCGACGCAAGATTTCCATGCTTGGGATGTCTTTGCAAGTACCGGAATTTCTCCTGCTCCTCCTCCAACAGATGCAACCTACCAAAATAGTGATTCAAGTTTTACGCAAGTTATTGCTCCGGGAGTTACCTATACTGCTCCCGATATTTCGTTTACTGATTCAGATGGCAGCGTTTCAAATGTTCCTGCGAATACGGATGTGGTTTGTACGCCGGGAGCATCGGGTACTATCTACGCAAGACCAACGCCACGTTTCGGACTTGTAACAAGTTATGCGACATACGACGATGGATGGCAATACCAAAATGGAACGTACACTACAGGATATGCTCAAAGTGGTGGTATAATACAAACATTGGATGCGACAGATTTGAACGCTGAAACATTGACTTTGGATAATAAGTGGGGAAACAAGAATCGGTTCACAGATGGTTTAGGCGGTCAAGATTGGGCAAATGCAGTCGTTGGAGATTTGACCGATAAAAGATGGTTGACAGAAGACCATCTAACAGGATTAATGTGGCATTATGAAAATATAGCTATTGCAACGGCGAGTACAATAATTAATTCAAATTACATTAATAATTTGAACCTTGCAGCTACTTTGAATATATACGGTCATTCAGATTGGCGAATTGCAGCAATGCACGAAATAAATTCTATTCCGTGGAATGGAACAAGCACCTATTTTAAAAATGCCTATTTCAGACAAGCAGTATTCACATCGCTTTTAGATTCTTGTTCGATGCGTACAACCACACGATATTTCAGTCGTAATATAAACGGAGTAGTCAGCGGAAACAATCAAATAACAAGCTTATCAACAAGAACTGCTTTATTCATTAGAACAATGTAAAATGGAAATTTACTACAAGGAAAATACAGGAATAAAAAATCCGCAAGATAGAAACTTGGACTATTTCAAAATCACTTTGATAGGGAGCAACTTTGAAACAGACAAGACTAATGCTGAAGTGATATTTTATGAATTTCTTGAAGATGCGCAGCAAGACAAAACACCTCCTGCTGCAAGGGTATGCGAATGGAATCCGGATAGCGATTCAACGAGCCAAATGAGGGTAGAACTTTTTGCATTGGCAGAGGTAAGCACAACGGCAGGGGAAACAATAACACTAAATAATCCAACTCCACAAAATGGATAACTTAAAGAATAAATACAACGTAATTGCATTAGATTTCTCAATGTCTAAGCCACCCGAAATTAAGGAGGAAAAAAACAAAGATTACGTTTGTTTCGGCACAGAGAAACAATACAGGAATAATTACCCACAGTATCTGTTGGACTTGTATAATCGTAGCTCCAAGCATCGAGCATTGGTTGATGGCAAAGTAGAATTTTTGACAGGGCGAGGATGGAAGGTTGACAAGACTGCCAACGTAACTAATCAAGCCATTGCCCAAGCCAAAGCATTTATCGCTGCTCCGAATCCCGATGAAACATTGAACAGGTTAAACTACCTTACAAACTTTGACGATGTTCTGTATGGCGGTTACTATTTAGAGATCATTTGGAGCAATGATCGTGAGAGTATTGCAGAGGTAAACTATATGGATTTCCGTTATCTTAGAACAAACGAGGATAAAACATTCTTTTACTATACGCAGGATTGGACACAAAGAAAGCCGGAGAACAATGAGGATTGGGAAGTAATCCCGGCATTCGATGTAAACAACAGAGGAGGAAAGCAGATACTTGCCGTTGATTGTAGCAATTCTAAGGAGGTTTATCCATTGCCAAGTTACCTACCTGCCGTACCACTTATTGAGGCAGATTATGAATTGGCAAACTTTGACCTCAACAACATTAAGAATCAGTTTGTGCCGAGCTTTCTAATAAATTTTTCTAACGGCATCCCGACGGATGAGGAGGCAGAGTTATTGGAGAGACAGATTGCGGAAAAGTTTGCAGGGACTGACAACGCAGGTAAATTCATTTTGAACTTTTCGGATAACAAGGATAGGAGCGCAGAGATAACGACAATTACTCCAAGCAATTTAGACAAGCAATATCAGATATTAGAGGAGCGCATTGATTCAGCATTGACCATTGGACACAGGGTAATTAATCCTATTCTTTTTGGATGGGCATCGGAGGGTACAGGATTCTCCAACAATGCCGATGAGATGCGAGTTGCTCACAGTAGTTTCCAACATCGTTACGTTACTCCAAAGCAGGAGAGCAAGGAGGATTTATTTAACTCCATTCTGTTGGTTAATGGTGTACCCGGCATCCTTGAGATTAAGCCATTAGAACCTGTCAAAGCGCAGATAGATAATGCTACAATGGTTGCCAACTTGACGCAGGAGGAGATAAGGGAAATGATTGGAATGGATGAGCTTGAGGGAGCAACGAATCCTGTTGCTGATGCAATCGGTATGATATCGCCATTGGTTGCAACTAAGGTACTTGACAACATGACCATTGCGGAGATAAGAGCATTGGTTGGATTGCCCGAAGTATCGGAGGTTACGAGAACAACCACAACAACAACAACCGATTTCAATGAGGATAAAGATGTTGAGGCAGCTATCTTAGAGCATTTTAGCAATTGCGGATACGATGAGGATGACTTTGAGATTGTATCATTTAAGGAATTGGAATGTACGAACATTGAGGAGTTTTTAATTGAGGATGACAAGGCGAAAGCGGAGTTGCATAAATTCGCAGCTATACCCGGATTGTCATCAACTGATTTGGCAGTATTGCAACAACTCCAAAACAATCCCGATGCCTCAACCACAGACATTGCACGAGCATTGAAAATAACAGAGGATGAAGTTGCACAGAGCTTGGCGAAATTGGAAACAACAGGAGCAATTGCAATCAGCGAAAGAGATGGATTAGTAAGGAGAGAAGTTACAAGGGATGGGATAGATACAATCGTTGAGGAAGATATAGAGCCGACCTTGATGGTTGTTTATCGGTATGCCCTGCGCTCTGATGCTCCTCCTTTAAAAACAAGGTCAAGAGATTTTTGTATTAAAATGATGTTGCAACGAAAGTTATACACAAGGGATGAAATAACCACATTAGACAATGGTATGGGATTATCAGTCTTTAATTACAGAGGAGGTTGGTATAACAATCCGAGAACAGGCAGAAAGACAAAATGGTGCAGACACATTTGGCAACAGACAATAGTTAGACGTAAACAACAATAGAGAATGGCGAAAGTATTATTTATAACAACCGATTATTACAAGAGCAATACAGTTACATCCGACCAAGTAGGAGACAAGGTATTGGCAGCAACTATTGCCGATGCCCAAGCGATGTACATTGAGCCATTACTTGGTACACGTTTATACGAGGCATTAAAGACTAAGATAATTGGAGGAACATTAACAGGGGATTACTTGACCTTGATGAATGATTACGTGGTTATCACTTTGTTGAAGTGGGTGGAACATGACTTGTTCTACATGAACAATTACAAGAATCGCAACAAAGGAGTATCCACAAAGAATAGCGAGAACGCAACAAGCGTATCATTTAACGAGCTTAATTTCCTAATGGAGAAAGCAGAGCGCAAAGCAAATTTTTACGGCATTAAATTAGTTGATTATCTCGTATGCAATTCCAACCTATTCCCGGAATACTGCGAGAGTGATGAGGGAGGGGAAATTGCTCCTGTAAGGTCTGCTGCTAAAACAGGAATGTATTTAGGAAATGCTAAAGGAAACTATTATACCAAGAAGGATGCGGAATATTGGGAAAACAAAAGAAGATAAGCCCAAGCCGAATAAGTGGAAATGGGGAAAGGCAGAGAAAGAATTGATTAAATACTTTAAACAAAAGTATGGCGATAAAGACTAATCATATCACGTATCTCCAAATGATGGACATCTTTGAGCAGTTTGCAACTGACCATTATGAGATTAATCACTTTGGCAATGGAGACTTTTGGGAGGTAGTTGAGACAACAAAGCTCAACGAATTCGATTACAAGAATTATCCTATCCTTTGGATTGCAGACGCAGGAGCAACGTTTACAGATGGCGAGTTGGATTACTCCTTTCAAGTTATTGTTTGTGATATACAGTTTGATAAGGATGGCGAGGCATTGTATGAGAATCAAATAAAAAGCAATATGCTCCTCATCTATCAAGATTTATTGGCATACCTTACAATCAATCCTCAATTCAAGGGCAATTCTGTCCGTATTTTTGATAGTGGTACATCAACCGGGTTATCCTTTACAGAGAGATTCTCTGATAACTTAGTAGGGTGGGTGTTTGACATTACAATAAGACAACCGATAAACTTAAATATCTGCGAAATACCAAAGGCGTGATGGAGGATAAGATTGATAAAATACTTGAGAATCAGAGCAGCATGAACACATCTCTTGCAGTAATTGAGGAGCGTTTAAAATCTAAGGACAAGCGATTGACTGACGTTGAAAAGGATGTAAAGGAGCTGAATAAATTTAAGTGGGGAGTGATAGGTACTGCTGCCGTTAGTATCTCCACATTCATTAAATCAATGTTCGGATAATGAGGTACAAGATAACTGACAACTTTTACTTGGATGAATTCATTCACCCGGATTATATGAGGAAATTCGGACAGAATGCTTTGTGGTTCATTGACCACAGAATTGTCACAATTGCCCAAGAATTAAGAAATGACTTAAATGTCCCTATTATAATCAATAACTACGAGACAGGAGGAGGGTATAAATCCTCCGGATTAAGAACATTGGGCAGTAAGGTTGGCGCAAAGTATAGCCAACATAAATACGGCAGAGCAATCGATTGTAAGTTTATCGGGTTGGAGATTCGGGAGGCATACGACTTCCTCCTCCACAACCAAGATAAATACTTTAACATCGGATTAACAACCATTGAGAACATTGAGCATACTCCTACTTGGTTGCATTTAGATTGCAGGTTGACCGGGTTGACGCAGTACAAAATTGTAAATCCATGAGCAAAGAGGAAAGACAAGCAAAGAGGGCAGAGCGCAAAGCAAATCGAAAGCCATTTAAGGATACTGCGGTAGGGGTATTCCTAAAGGAGAAAGCTCCCGATATTTTAGGGGGAGCGGTATCAACTGTTGGCGATGTGTTTAATATCGGAGGATTGAATAAGATTGGCGAAGCAATTGCAGGGAGTAATGACCTTTCTCCGGAAGACAAAGAGGAGGCGCAGAGGTTGTTGCAATTGGAGATAGATGAGCAAAAGGAATTAACCAAGAGATGGCAGAGCGACAATGAGCAGGAGTTACAATTGCCTAAACTTATTCGACCATCCATCCTTGCATATACTTGGGTACTGTTAACGGTGTTGGTAATTTTAGATGCTTGTGGTATTGTTATCGATTCGGTTTACATTCGAGTATTTGAGATACTTGCATTGGCAGTAAACTCTGCTTACTTTGGCGCAAGGACAATAGAGAAGTATCACAAGCGTAAATACTAATGAGGCGCAAACGTTTATTCTATGACATCGAGACATCGTTTAACATCATTGCTGATTTCTCCTGCGGTTACAATAAGATAATCCGACCTAATCAGATAATCAAAGAGAGGCAGATTATATGTATCTCCTACAAGTGGGAGGATGAGTATGAGGTGCATTCTCTTGATTGGGGTAAACGGCAATGTGATAAAGCTCTCCTCAAGAAGTTTGTAAAAGTAATGGCAGAGGCAGATGAATTAGTTGCCCACAATGGCGATAGGTTCGACATCAAGTGGATTGCATCCCGGTGCTTATATCATGGCATTGAAACGGATGTAAACTACCGAACCATTGACACGTTGAAAATGGCAAGGTCTACCCTGTATATGAACAGTAACAAATTAGATTACTTGGCAGGATACTTTGACATCGGCAAGAAAACAGATACAGGAGGATTCGATTTGTGGAAATCTGTTTGCCTTGACAACGACCAATCTGCTCTAAAGAAAATGGTTGAGTATTGCGAAAACGATGTAATGATATTGGAGGGGGTATTTAACAAGCTGCGAAAGATTACGAAAGCCAAGACACATTATGGCGCATTGTGGGATGGCAACAAGTTTACTTGCCCGGAGTGTGGTACTGCCCATGTAAGAATGCGCAAGAGATATACAACCACAACAGGAGTGATGCGTTTCAATATGCGCTGCAAAATGTGTGAAACTACCTACACCCTTTCGGGGAAACAATACCAAGAATTGCTAAATTACAAAATGCTAAACGGAATCAAATGAAGATGAGAAATAAGGAGAACAATTACAGAGCAAGGTATTACACGAATGAAGCAATCCGCAGGAGGATTGACATGAGACTAAAGAAGATGCACAGGTTAACTCCTTTGATGGATGCAACCGATGTAACAGTTGCGGAGCTTAAAGGTTTTCAAAAAGAGATGGACAGGTTGAATGGAGAGATTAAGGAAATAGATGCGGAGTTTTGGGATGAAATTAATCTGATCTCCTCAGTATCTTAATTGCATCGTCAAGGCAGGTAATTACGTTGTATTGCCCTTTCCAAGTATCGGCAAATTGCTGCTCTGCCTCTGTTAGTTTCTGCGCTGATTTAGGTTTGTTTCCATCTTTGATTTCAAATAGATAGTTTCTGCCCGACCTACCTACAACAATATCCGGGAATCCCTTTCCACAATCAGAAGTGATGGCAACAGAATAGCCCATCTTGCGGAGCATTGTAACTATTTCATTTTGGTTTGAATCTATCCTTGCTGCTCGTCTGCCCATTGCTTAAAAATACGAAATAACAATTGCAAGTTCATAACTTTTTTATTTAACATCCGTACATTGTATTGTTAATTTTATATATTTGAGGAAACAAAACAAAACAAAATGAAAGAATTTCCAACATACAGATTAAAAAACCAAAAAAGTAAAGGTTACAAAGGTTTATATAAAAAGCTCTTTAACCTGTTAAATAAAGATTCAATCTTTTCTGAATGTTACGATGAGGAGTCTTGGTACGAGGGCGAAGATATGATTGTTAGAACTACTTGGGAAGTAGAAGGCGAATTGCCAAAAGGAATAACAGAGTACGAATAATAACCAACAGGGGGAGCAATCCCCCTTTTTTAGTTGACAAAAATGAGAACAATAAAAGTACATCAGACAGTAAAAACTAAAGAACAAGCAGAAGAAATAATCAACGAAGCATTTAAATCAGTAGCTGACAAATATGTCTTTGCCATTTGGAAAAATGAAAGTTGCAAATGTGATTGTGGCGAAAGTCCATTATTGACCTACAATGCTTTCAATGATGAGGGCGATGCTATATTTTATTCAGTTGGTATTTGTGATGGCTGTGGTGTTGATGACCCATCTACATCCGCAGTCTTAAATATAAAAATTAGTTTAAGATGAAAACATTTACTTGGATAGCAGGGAGCATGTTGCTCTCATTGATCACTTGCCTTACTATCAACTTAAAGACAGGAGGTTACTTTTTTCTTTTTACATTTATATACAGTTTATTTTTGCTGATATGGATGAGAAAGAAACAGTAAAAGCGAATAAGATGTGTAGCCAAGCGTTGGCATACTTTTATGTAATGGCGCAGATACGCAACCGGGAGCATTCATTTGAAATGCTTTGCAGCAAGGGGCATATAACTCCATGGACATTAGGGCAGGACAATTGGGCAAAGTTTGTTCCCTTTCCATTGGATGATATAGATATTATGAACTAAGGCGAATCCCGACAGGAGGCAGCTTGTAAACTTAAAAAAACGTAGGGTTTATGGTGCTTAACTTTTGCCCGGTTTGGGGTTCGCTTTTTAACAGAACAAAATGAAAGAAAAAACTAAAATGTATATTTTGTTTGTAGTGCTCTTTTTATTATGCTTGGTAGGTAAGTGTTCAGCGCAGACAATTAAAGCCGTTAAAACGCAGCTAAATGCGTCAGAGGTGCAACATAAGGACATTGTATTACGGCAGGTTATACTTGAGACAGGTTGGTTAACATCTTACTCCTGCAAACATCGCCATAACTTATTTGGATTTCGGTACAAAGGAAAGTATTTAGAGTTTGATTCTTGGGAGGATTCCATTGCATACTATTCCCGGTGGCAGAAACGACATTACAAGGGAGGGGATTATTACCAATTCTTAAAGGATAGAGGATACGCAACCGATACAAACTACATCAGCAAACTAAAAAGAATAAAGATATGATACAGAGTAAAATGAAATTTAGCGCCAACGAACAGGCAAAGGAATTGATTATAATCTTTTATCCGGGTTCAGATGTTATCCAAAACTTTAGTGATTTTATGGATGGAGATAAAGAGGATTGGAGGTGGGAGAGAGCCATTGAGTTGAGCGTTAAATGTTGCGACAAGATAATACAGGCATTGGAATCACAGAGGATTCAGAGCTTGGATGTTAACGAGTATTGGGAAGATGTTAAAAAAATATTGGAATCAAAATGAGACAAAAATTAGATTTATTAAGCGAGGCAGCGGAGGAGCTGACAACGATTCTGCAAGTATGTTGCGAGGCATACGATGTAGATGTTAATGAGGTAAAGAGCCGGAGCAGGAAACGAGGAGGAGTAATGGAGGCGAGACAGATGTACTGCTACGTTGCCTGTAATAAGTTTGAGCATAAACTTGGGAACATCGCTGCCATTATCAACCGAGATCATGCAACGGCATTGCATTCTATCCGGGTAGTGCAGGATTATTTGGATACTAAATACACAGATACGACAAGCAAGTACAATCTGATTTGTGATAGTTTACTTTCTCTTGACAGGATTAAATTAGTGGACTTGGCAAGGAAACGTATTGAGCGTAGAGATAGGTTGAATGAACGTGATAAAAGATTTATTAGGCAGTTCAGTTATTAACATTAATTTATATATTTGTGAAACAAACAAAAACCAAAATTATGACAAACATTAACAAAACAATTGAGGATTTTTATGACTTTATGGATGAGCATAAAGACCTTAACTTTCTAAGAAACAAGACAAAAACAATGGTGCGAATCCTTGAGGATGAGGAGCAGAATGCCAAAGTATTATACTGCTCCGCTACAATGATGCCCATTGGTTGCATCATGCAATATACAGATGACGTTGAGCATTTTCTTGAGTGGTTGGATAAGGATGCCAAGTTATACGAGCAGGGCGAATTAATTGACCAATATTACAAATGGAGAGAGGAGGTTGAGAATGGAGAACATGACTAACGAGGAGAGGCAGTATTGGATTAATGCTGCACCAAAAAAGCAAAACAATTACCAACAATATAAATTCAAAGCAATGACTAAATCAGAGAAGTTAAATGCGTTGTATAAGAAGTACAACCTAACAAAAGACGATTACTTTAAACACAAGTTTTACACGATTATAACGAGGTCGGGAATAGACAAAATCCAAGCACAAGCAGGTATTGATATTGAGTATCAACTGCAATACAATTCAGCAGATAACAAGTGCGTAATTATCCAAGCATTTGCGCAGATGGGAGATGTACAGATACAGACCTTTGGAGAGGCATCCCCAAGCAATACAACCAATGCTTACCCGGTAGCGATGGCAGAGAAACGAGCAATGAGCAGAGCGGTATTAAAGCTCACAGGGTTTTACTCCTTGCAAGTGTTTGGAGAGGATGAGGCAGATGACTTTAAGAGAGGGGGTGCGAAATGAATCTCCCGGAGTTTAAAATAAGATGCTCTGCCATCGGGCAGATAATGACCAACAGTAGAACAAAAGGGCAGCTCTCCAAGACTGCGCAGAGCTACGTGGAAACGTGGATAAAAGAGCAGATATACAAGCGCAGGAAAGTTGTTACAACCAAGTATATGGATAAGGGTAACATGGTTGAGGATGAGAGCATATCTTTTGCAGGTAGGGTTCTCAATGCAGACATCAGTAAAAACGAGCAGAGGTATGAGAATGAGCTGCTTGTTGGTACTCCCGATGTGATAACAGAGGATTACGTAATTGATGTCAAAAACTCTTGGGATTGTTTCACGTTTCCCTTGTTCTACGAGAACGTACCAAACAAGGATTATTTTTATCAAGCTCAAGGGTACATGGCATTGACAGGATTAAGCCATTACAAGCTAATTTATACCCTGTTGGATACTCCCGATTCATTGATAGAGAGGGAGTTTAAATATGCAAGTGAGTTAGACTTTGATTCATTTGCAAAGAATTACAGGTACTCGGAAATTGATGAGGCGTATCGTATCAGAATCTTTGAGATAGAACGAGATGACGATGTTATTGATGCCATCAATGGGAGAGTAATAGAGTGTAGAGAATACATAAAAAACTTAATGTAATGAGTCAGCAAAATTTATTTCCCGATTTAGAAAATGAATGGGAAAAGGAGTGGAAAGATATGCCCGAATTTAATCAGCAAGATTTAACAAGTTACAGAAAGTTAATAGTTCATTTTAGGAATGAGAAGGATATTGCTATATTTTCAAAATTGATAAATCAAATAATTACTCCAAAAGCAAAATCAATTTGGTTTCCTGTGATGGATAATAGAATTGCATCCGATAAAATGTACATTGATGAATCTTAAATATCCAATTTATATACCATCAAAAGGAAGGCACGAGAGCAGATTAACAATAAAAGCTCTAAATAATATGGGTGTAGATTATCGGGTTGTTGTAGAGCCACAAGAATTTGAACAATATTCAAAGCATATTGATAATAAAAACCTATTAACTCTGCCGTTTTCAAATTTAGAACAGGGTTCAATTCCTGCAAGAAATTGGATATTTGAACATTCAAAAAAACAAGGTTACAAACGGCATTGGATAATGGACGATAATATTGAGCAATTCAATAGATTGAATAATAATTTTCAAGTAAAATGTAACACAGGAGCAATATTTAGATGCGTTGAGGACTTTGTTGATAGATACAAAAATATTGCATTGGCAGGATTAGAATATGACTTTTTTGTAAAGAGTAGATGTAAATGGAATCCATACAGAATGAACACAAGAATTTACAGTTGCACTTTAATTGATAATTCTATTCCTCACAGATGGAGAGGTAAATATAATGAGGATACCGATTTAAGTATAAGAGTTTTAAAGGATGGATATTGTACTGTTTTATTTTTGGCTTTTTTGCAACAAAAATCACAAACACAAAAGATAAAAGGAGGTAATGAAAAAATATATAACGAAACTAATCAGAGAAAAGAATTTGCTGAATCGTTGGCAAAACAACATCCCGATGTTGCAAAAGTGGTTTGGAGATTCGGGAGATGGCATCATCAAGTAAATTACAAGCCATTCAAAAAAAATAAATTGATTCGGGTTGATAATTATGATGATATTGTCAAAGACCGAGTTAATGAATATGGAATGAAATTAATAACAATAAATAAATAAACAGATATGAGTGAATTACATTTAACAGGTACAATCAAAGTGATTGGAGACACACAGGAGTTCGATAGCGGATTTAAAAAAAGGGAGTTTGTTGTAACTACTAAAGAGGAATATCCGCAGCACGTTAAGATGGAATTTTTCCGGGATAAGTGCGACATTCTAAACAAGTATAAAGTAGGAGATACAGTTACAGTATGGTTCAATATAGGAGGTAGAGAATGGGACGGTAAATACTTTGTCAATCTCAATGCTTGGAGGATTGCAATGACATCCGAATCTAACTTTGAAGGAATCAAACAGGAGAATCCTAACCAACTTAATGGAGAGATGGCAGAGGATTTCAATGAGAATCAGCAGAGCATTGTTAACGATGAATCTGATGAACTACCATTTTAAATGAGGGATTTATTTGTTGATATAAGCAAGGTAAATGAATTGGTGGGGGCGGTTAGTTCTGCTCCTGCCAATGATATTAATGCGCTGCTTGATGTACAGATGCAGTTGAGCGTGTACGGTTACTACATTGCCGAGCATCTCGGAGAGCTTTACGAGTGGTATTGTATGCGAGAGGTTGAACGCAAACAGGAATACGGACAGTACATGAGCGAAACAACAGAGGCAATAGGCAAAGCGAGGGAGATGTTTTACGTTGATTCAGATGCCTTTGAAAAGGAGAAACAAGCGGAGGTAAATTACAAGCGGATCAAATTACTACTTGACCAAGTGAACCAAACGTTGCAAGTGCTATCTGTAAAAATCAGTTGCTTAAAAAAGGAGTTGGAGGGGAGTAAGAAACTATGAGATTCGAAACAGAGCAGGACAGGATTAACGAGTATAGAATCATGGATTGCTTTTCATGTGGGCATCCCTTTAAAAAGTTAGGTAGCCATGATGTTGATTTTGTTGTACCCGGCAGATGTTACGTCGAGATAAAAGCCAAGAAGTTTAAGCATGATAAATATCCTGCGCAATTAATTTCGTTAATCAAGATAGTAAAGCTCCAAGAGAGGAGCAGGGAATTACCTGCTTTCTTGGTGTTTGGGTTTACTGATTGTATTCTATATATCAAGGTTGAGGATATTAAAGGGTATGTTAAATGGAGTGGCAGAAAGCAGAGAAAGGGCGCAACGAATGACATGGAATTGTGTCTATTTATTGATGTTAATAACATGACAAAAATGCCTATAAATTACGAGCTGATTGATTCAGATAATCAGTTGAAATAAATATCTTTGTAAGGTGGTTTGCGAGGCATCGCAGTAAAAGGTTGTTGGTTTATGCCCTTTCCACCTTTCTTTTTTTTAGCATAGACCGTAAAAAATAAACCATTATGGCTAAAAACAAAAATTCATTTGTTCTTTACTGTGACTTGATTCACACAGTAGACAAGCTCCCGGATGAGGTTGCAGGGAAGTTGTTTAAATTAATCCTTGACTATGTAAACGATAAGAATCCACAAGTTGAGGATGTTCTTTTATCCGTTGCATTTGAACCAATCAAACGACAATTAAAAAGAGACTTGAAAGATTGGGAGCGTCAGAAACAGAAACGCAGCGAGGCAGGTAAGAAAGGGATGCAAAGCAGATGGAACAAGAACAAAAGCATAACAAAGGATAACAATGTTATAACAGAGGATAACAGTGTTATAAATGCTATAACAAAAATAACTGATACTGTTACTGTTACTGATACTGTTAATGTAAATGATAATGTAACTGTTACTGTTACTACTAAGGATGCACCAACGATTGAAATGGTGCGAGAGTATTTTAATAGCAGAGGATACGTTGAGGAGTTCGCAGATAAATTCTTTCATTATTACAATTCTTTAGATTGGTTAAATACCAAAAACAAACCAATAGCCAAGAAGTGGCGCAATGTAGCTGAGCAATGGATGGGAGAAAAAGATGCTATCCAATACAAGAAAGAGGAGGAGATGGATGCCTATGAGAAACAGGAGGCACACATTAAGAAACTGCGAGAGGAGGCACGAAGATGGGGATAGTACAGTTGCAGGATATTAGGGATGAGGTTATACAATTATACAAAGATGGAGGCGGTAAGGTATTCTATTGCGGATTTAAAAAACTTGCTCCGCATTACAACATAAAGGAGGGCAGTTGTACGGATTGGACAGGTTATCCCGGTAGTGGTAAAACAGAGTTATTATTTGAGCTGCTAAAAAACTGCTCGGAGTATTACGATCATAAGCATCTGATTTATATGCCCGATGCCGGGAGCAATGCAGAGGTAATTGCCAAGCTCCTTCACAAGTTTAGCGGTAAACAATTCCATGAGCATTACTACGATGCACAAGGTCAGAGGCAAGAGATAGAGAACAGAATCAGTTTACAAGAGGTTGACAGGTATATCCTTGATGTGTTAAACTACTTTCATATCTACAATCCAAAGCAATCCAACAGGTCAAAGCAAGTAACTCCTACCGAGTTTTGGGAGTATGCCGTTGCCAATAAAAACAAATTGAATTTATTTAGTGCGGTAATTGATTCGTGGAACTATATGCGCCATGATACAGATGGATTTAGCAGGGAGGATAAGTGGTTGGAGGCAACGTTATCCAATAGAAACGAATTGGCAGAATCCTCCGGGTTACATTTCCACACTATTATTCATCCCAAGACTGCAAAAAAGGATAAGGATGGAAGGGTTGTTATGCCCGATATGCATCAGCTCAAAGGCGGTAGCGAATGGGGTAACAATGCTAAGAGCGTTATCATTGTGCATCGGGATTTCGATAGCCATACAACAGATGTAAAAGTGGATAAGGCAAAGCCCAACATTGTAGGGGTAAGGGGTACTACCTGTTTATCCTATGACATAAAGCAAGGCAAATACTTTGAGATACTAAGGGGGGGCGATAAAAAGTATGCAGCTCCTCTCGGAGAGGGGGAGGAAATAGAGAGACAGACAGAGATGGAAGTAATGAACAATGAAGTGTTAAAAGAATTTAGGGGAGAACAGGATTGCCCTTTTTAGATAATAGTTAAATTGAACAAAATGAACAAAACAAGACTGAAAGTAGGCACAGATTTTAGCGGAATTGGTGCGCCCGAAATGGCTCTAAATAATTTGGGCATTGATTACGAGCAGGTTTTTTCCTGCGAAATAGACAAGTATGCAAGAGATTCATACGATGCTATCCATAAAGCTCCCGGAAAATTCTACATTGATATAACCAAAAGGAATCACAAGGATGTAGAACAATTGGATTTGTACGTTGCAGGGTTTCCCTGCCAACCATTCAGCAATAACGGGCAGCGCAAAGGTTTTGACGATGTAAGGGGTACACTATTTTTTGATGTTGCCGAGTTTATCCGAATCAATCAACCGAAAATGTTTATCCTTGAGAATGTAAAAGGTTTACTCTCTCATGATAATGGCAGAACATACCAAACCATTACAGACATCTTAACGAATTGTGGTGGTACACTAAACGGTCAAATGTCCTTAGACGTATTTGATGATGGTTTAGGGTATCACGTATATGCCCAAGTATTGAACACGAAAGATTATGGAGTACCCCAAAATCGGGAACGCATTTTCATAGTCGGATTTAAGGAGTTTAGGTCGTTTAAATTTCCGAAAATTGAGCCATTAAGATTGAGGTTAAAGGATGTATTGCAAACCGAATGTGATGAGAAGTACTATTTGAGTGATTCAGTAATAGAGAGATTCGTGTTGGAATGGGATTCAGGACAAAGCAAAGTAAAAATAAAGAGCAACACATTAAGTGGTTATGAAATAGCGGAGTACGGGGATAGCATCAACTATACTTATGCAGACTCAAAAACACGTAGAGGTCGTGTAGGTAAAGGGGTTGCACAAACGTTAGATACCGGATGCACACAAGCAATTGTACAATCAAAAATTAGAAGATTAACTCCGCTTGAATGTTGGAGGCTACAAGCATTCCCGGATGATGCTTTTTTTAAAGCTCAAGAGGTATGCTCCGATACGCAACTCTATAAACAAGCCGGAAACAGTATCAGCGTAAATGTATTGGAGAGGATATTAAATAAAATGATATGACAAAAACAGAAAATGAAATGCACTTCCCTTTCGCATTGGATAGCATTTTTAAAATTGAGGGGCAAGTGTATGAGCTGCTTGATAGAGTTGATTATTGGGATTACAAAAATCAAAGAGAATCCTTTAAATACAAAATGCGTAAATTTGATGATGTTGGCAGTTGGTTTGAGGTTTCACATGAGAAATTGATTGCAACAGATTACGAGGTTGTACACAGAGCATTGTTTATGAGACACAGGAGCAAATGGATGAATTAAAATTGATTGAAATCCGCGTAAAATTGATGGCATTGGCTGAAAGGATAAAAGCAAAGGGTAATCATTCCGACGAATTGCAGACCGTATTGGAGGCGAATCTTGCTATCCGTACATTGGAGAAAGATTATAACAAAGCGGTGGCACAAGCTCACAGGAAACAGGTGCAATGGGCAGAGTTATCTATGCAGAATAGCCAACTAAAAAAGCAAGTAAAAGCATTGACAGAGAATGTCGAGTTATGAGGATGCAATTACAGAGGTTTACAGGTTGCTTGAAGATTTGAGCAAGAAGATTACGCGCAACCGAAACGAGGCAGATGAATTATTGCAGGAGGTTATTATTCAGATACTTGAAAAGGACAAGGAGCAAATAATGTCGATACACAGAGAGAATAAATTGATTGATTACTGCGCTAAGATTATGCTGATCAATTATAATAGCAGCTACTCCCGATACAATTACCAACGATTAAAGCACCGGAACAATTGTCCTCATTCGATTGATTACGAGAATTTTATTGAGCTTTATCACTTTACCAATGACATAAACGGAGGGTATAATCGGGATGAGTATGTTGAGCAAAGGAGGGTTATCCAATTTATGCAGGGCAGCAATGACTTTGATGCTATTGATGTCGGATTGATGAGGGCATACTTTGGGGTTCAATACAACTTCAAAGAAATGTACAATGAATTGAAAGAACAGGGCGCAGGTTCGTTCAGTTACGGATGGTTGCACAATCGTTTAAAGAGGGTTAAGAGTTTGATGCCCGAAAACTTTAGGGAGTTATGGAGGAGTTAAAAGCATTGATATTTTGCGCAACTGTTCCTTTCTTGGTATCGGATTATCTGCCCGATTTCATCAAGAGGGTTACTGCTCACAAGTATCTGTATTACATCGGAGCAATCCTACTAACTGCACTATCTTATAAGCCATTGAGCTGCCCGGTATGTTTATCCATTTGGATAGCCATCATGATCACATTGACAATAAACCAAAACTTTATATTATACATTGGAGCTTGTCCGATTCTTGTAGAGGGGATTGAGCGACATTTGAAACTGTTTAAGTTATGAGCTACTACACAGATTTAAAACAATACGATGACATCCTGTTTATGTATTACAGGACACAATCAATCAGCAGAAACAAAGGAGAGGAGGTACGGCAATTGCTTAACCTGTATGAATCCGAGACAGGCAACAAGGTTGATAGAGGATGCAATGTATGCGTTGCAAGAGCCTTGAGCCGAATAACAAAAAATTACTTTCAACTCAAGGAGCAATATGCCAACAGACGAAAGGGAAAGGAATGAATCAATTGAACGAACAGGAGAGGAGAGAGGAGGATGTTTGGAAACTGCCCAATAACGAGGGGTTGATTGTTTCTAACGATGGGAAGATATATGCTTACATTAAAACCAATACTTACGTCAATGTTGCAGAGATTAACGGAGTAGGTTTAAACGATGAAGCGCAGGATACAATTAGAAAGGTCAGAGATGCAGGGCATAACTTTTGGATTGACCCATCGAGTATATCGTTGGATTTCATTTGTTGGTATTATATCGAAGATGCTGACAACTTTTTTATGAATTGAATGAGTAAAGAGCTGACAATAAAAGAGAGAAAGTTTGCAGAGTTGGTTGTTGAATTGGGCAATCAATCGGAGGCATATAGACAAGCATTCAAGCCAAAGAATAGTGATAAAAGTTGGATAAGAACAGAGGCAACAAAACTGATGCAAAAACCAAACATAACCCAAACGGTGAACCAACTCAAGGAACAGACTGCCGAGCAACACAGTATCAACCGGGAATGGATAGTGCAGAAGTACATCGGGATGGTTGAAACTTTTGAGGAGATTAAAGCTTTGATGAAAAAAGAGAAGTTGACCAAGACAGACAAGGAGAAGATATACGCCATGAGTAATAGTGGATTACTCAAGGGTAGTGATGCTAAAGGTGCATTGGATTCATTGGCTAAAATGCTTGGGATGAATGAGCCGGAGAAGATAAAACAGGAGCAGAAAATAACTATCGAAGTAAAGCGCAACAGAGATGAGGAATGAGCTACAACCAATGAAACGAATAGTTGTAACTCAACAAGAGATACAAGATGCTATGAAACACAATATTCATAGGAATCGTAAAAAATATACTCGTAAGAAAAAACACCAAAACAAAGATGAATAAGCCACAGGAACACGACCCATTATTAATCCTGCTGATTATCTTAGCGGTTGGAACGTTAGCGGTATTATATCACTTATTGATTCAATGAAAGTTACTCCGATATTCGAAAAGAATTACGATGCAACCGAGAAGATTGTGATCAATCGTGGAGGTACGAGATCAAGCAAAACTTACTCCCTTGCGCAGCTCTCCGCATTGTGGTTGATGACAGGATGCTATGGGGATGGGCAGTATTGTCACGCAGGTACTTGGAGTACAGTTCGTAAGTATCGGACAACGTTGGACAATACAGTTGTAAAAGACTTTGAGGAGATAATGCACAACGAGGGATTCTACGAGCAAGTAGAACATAACAAGACCAAGAAAACGTACAAGTACGAGAACAGGATTGTGCAATTTATGGGCGCAGACGATGAGCAGAAGTTACGAGGTAACAAGCAGGACATCCTCTATTGCAATGAGGCGAATGAGCTGAACTACAAAAAAGAGTTCTTCCAACTGCTGATAAGAACAGAGAAGAAAATATTTTTAGACTTTAACCCGGATGATGAGGATGTATGGATAAATACCGAGTTGGAGCAAAAGAGAAAGCAACAGGAGAAAGATGTTGCCGTTATAGTTAGTAATTATAAACATAATACGTATCTATCCAATGCGTTGGTAAAAGAGATTGAGTTGCTTGAGGCAACAGATAAATCCTTTTGGACAATTTATGGATTGGGTATGTATGGAAAAATAGAAGGGAGAATTTATGAAAGTTTTGAGTTATGTGATAGCATCGATAGTAGGATTGGTATTGTTGCCGTTGGTATTGATTTTGGTTATAGCAGTAGCCCTGCAAGTGTTGTTGAAGTATATCGTGATGGCAACAAGCTATATTTTAGAGAAGTGCTTTACCGGGTTGGCATCAACAATAGAGAACTATATCAACAGATTAAGCAGCAAGGTATAGACCTACGGACAAAGTTTATTGCTGATTCAGCAGAGCCAAAGAGTATAGATGAATTGTACAGTATGGGGATGAATATCCATCCTGCTAAAAAGGGCAAGGATTCAGTTAACAACGGCATCGACATTTTAAAGCGATTTGATTTTGTAGTGCAGAAAGATTCAACCAATCTTATCAAGGAGTTAAAATCCTATAAGTGGGAGATTGACAAAAATGGCAAAGCAACAGGTAAGCCTATCAAGATGTTTGATCATTGCATGGATGCGATACGCTACGTGGCATTAAATGAATTGGCAGAAAGCAACAGAGGGGTATATAAGTTGAGATAAAATACTATCTTTGTAAAGTCTATTGATGATGCCTGTTCTTGGCATCCTTTCTGACAGGTTTTTGTTTTGTTACAGAAAGAGGGGTGCATTCGCATCCCTTTTTTTTATGCTTGACACATTGTAAAAAAATTATATTGTATAGTGTATGGAGTTGAAAATTAAAATACCCAAGAATTGGGATAGCATTACAGTAGGTAGGTTCGCAGAGCTTTACCCGGTGTTAACATCAGATGGCAAGTTGGTTGAGCGAGTACCTGCGTTGATTTCGGTATTGTCGGGAATCCCATTGGATGACATTAAGAAAATCAGCATCGGAGACTACAAGAGGATTGC